GTGGTTGGTAGAGAAAATGAAATTAATAGAATTGCTCAAATTCTTTCAAGAAGAAAAAAAAATAACCCCATAATACTTGGAGAACCCGGTTGTGGTAAAACCGCAATTGTTGAGGGTTTGGCTAAAAAAATATTTGAGGGTGATTGTCCACAAAATTTATCAGGTAAACGAATAGTTTCTTTAGACATGACATCAATTGTTGCAGGAACAAAATATAGAGGTCAGTTTGAAGAAAGAATGAAAGTTATTATGGAAGAATTATATAATAATCCCGATATTATTATATTCATTGACGAAATACATACAATGATTGGTGCGGGTAACGCATCGGGATCAATGGACGCTTCAAATATTTTTAAACCAGCACTTTCAAGAGGAGAGCTTCAATGTATCGGAGCAACCACTTTAGAAGAATATAGAAAAAATATTGAAAAGGACGGAGCACTTGAAAGGAGGTTTCAAAAAGTAATGGTTGACCCATCAACTAAAGAAGAAACTTTACAAATTCTTCAAAATTCAAAAGAAAGATATGAGGACCACCACAAAGTAACATATAGTGATGATATACTAAAACTATGTGTTGAATTAGCAGATAGATACATTACAGATAGGGAGTTTCCCGATAAGGCATTTGATATTATTGATGAAGTTGGTGCAAGATCTCAAGTTGAAATTAAATTACCTGAAATTATTGAAGATTTAAAACGTCAAGCACAAGAAATAAAAGAAGAGAAAGTTAGAGTCATTAATAGTCAAAGATATGAAGAGGCGGCAAATCTAAGAGATAAAGAAAGAAAAGTTTTAAATGACTTAGAAAGGGAAAAGGCAGAATTTGAAAAAAATAGAAATCTATTTAAAAGAGAAGTAACAGAAGACGTTGTTTATGACGTTGCATCTTTAATGACAAAAATACCGATCTCAAAAATTTCAACCGATGAAACAGAACAACTAAAAACTTTAAAAGATACTTTATGCACTAAGGTTATTGGTCAAGACGACGCAGTTGCAAAAATATCAAGATCAATACAAAGAAATAAAGTAGGTTTGAATGACCCAAAGAGACCAATCTTTAGTGGATTACTTATTGGTAATTCAGGTGTTGGTAAAACGGAGTTAGCAAAACAATTGGCAAAACACATGTTCAACACTGAAGATGCACTTATTAGGTTAGATATGAGTGAATTTTCAGATAAAATCGCAACGTCTAAATTAACAGGAACATCACCAGGTTATGTTGGTTATGAAGATGGTTCACCATTTTTAAATAAAATTAAAAATAAACCTTATTCTGTTATTTTATTAGATGAAATAGAAAAGGCTCACCCTGAAATCTTTAATGTATTTTTACAAATGTTAGATGAAGGATTTTTAACTGACGGACACGGAAGAAAAATTAACTTTAAAAACTGCATTATTTTAATGACATCTAATGTTGGGACAAAAGTTGTTCAGGATTTTGGTACTGGTGTCGGATTTTCAACAAGTTCTAAAACAGAAAAAAAAGAAGAGGAAATAAAATCAGTTTTAGAAAAAGAGTTATTCAAAAAGTTTGCACCTGAATTTATTAACCGTTTTGATGAGATTATATATTTTAAAGATCTTAATGAGACTGACTTATTAAAAATTGTTGATTTAGAATTAGAAAAAGTATATGAAAGAGTATCATCAATTGATTTTGAAATAGAAGTTGAGGATAGTTTGAAAAAACATATAATAAGTATTGGTACCGACACTAGGTTTGGTGCAAGGATTTTGAAAAGAACAATCCAAAAGTGGGTGGATGATGCAATAACTGATAAAATAATAACAGACAACCCAGACAAAGGATCTAAATTTATTCTATCGTACAACGAAAAGGATAAAAAAACTGAGGTTAAAGTGAAAAAACCAACAAAAAAGAAAATTAAACTTTAATTTTTTTACCATTAACAAAAAAATTATTATATTTGTATCATAAATCTTAAAAATATAATTTATGAAAAATGTAATGTTTGCCCTGTCTTTTTTATTTTACTTTGTCGGATCTTCGCAAGATAACATCAACGGTGATTGGTTAAATATTGTATATGAAGATAAAAAAATCATATGTAATAATATTGACCACAATAAAATCTCTAAAGAAGTTTTTTTCTATATAAATAAATACAGAAAACAAAAACATCTTGATACTTTAGTTTATGATCAAACGATTTCTGATTTTGCATATTCACACGTTAAACAATTAATTTCAAGTGACACATATGTCCACTCAGATTTAAATGTCGGTGATTACAAATCTGAAAATATTAATATGATGGTCGCTAATCTTTTGTCTGTAAATGAAACTTTTATTTCAAATTTATCACAATCAGTAGTTGCATCATGGATTTTGTCTGAAGGTCACAAAAATAATATTTTAGGAAATTATAGAAGTGTAGGGGTATCCTGTCACTCTAAAGTAGAAAATAACAAGTTGGTTTTTAAAATTGTTATGGTATTTAACTAATTATTTTTTCATCCATTCACAACCATACTGTTGAGGGACCCCATTGCCACCACCGATGAACATTGTGGATCCTCCACTTCTTCTTACTTTTTTCCTTTTTTTTCTTCTTTTTTTACGTGGGGTGTCGTCAGGTAAAGTATCTTTATATTCTTTTTTATCCCAATAAATTACTAACTGATAGTCTTGATTTCTGACTACCGCAACTTCTTCATTACCTTTAGGAACGACAATGTCTTTTGGGCACATATATATTAAATTTATAACACAAGTGGATACTCTATATTTGGCGTATGTTTTTTCGTATTCATCTACTAAGTTTTGAGGACTTACTGTTTTACCTAAAACTGAACTAGCAGCTGTCGCAGCATCTTGATTTCTCGCCCCGTAAAAACTTCTAGGGGTTATTCTTCCTTTCGTAATTTTATATGCCTCTTGAAAAAGTGGTCCGTAATCTGAAATTGAAAGTTTTCTTTTCTCCATTAAATCTTCACCCCCAACAAAATCCCATCCAGGTCCATTATTTGGTACCTTTACAGGGTCCGCACTTTGTAATATTCTTTCTGTTGCCGCATTTATGTTATCTTGACCAAATAAGTCTATTAACTCTTGGTTTTTTGATAAATTGATGTTTGGTACTTCCCCTAAAATTGGGTTTAGTTGGTTTCTCATTTCCTCAATCATTCTTTTACCTCTAGCATCACATAATGGTATGTTATTTTGAGTAGACGACCTATTAGTTTTTATTGACTCACCGAATTTAGGGTTAAATTTATAACCATCTTTAATCCAGTTAGGTATTTTATTATTGTTATAATCATCATAACTTACCGATTTTTTACCATCCGTACTTAATAGATATCTATCGTCTACTTTACCAAATCTAGAATTAACTTGACTAGTACTTGCATATGAAGTAAGGGTGACACCCATTAAAAGACAATTACTTTTTCTAAGTTCGTCTATTTCTAATTTTGCATCTTGAACGATTTTATTTATTCCGGCAACACCTGAAGGTTTTAGTTTGGTAGAATCATCTTGAAAAAAGTTGTTAGCCAAGTTTAACGCATCAGGACTTTCAGGATCGGGATATTGAAAAACAACGCCTTCTGTCTGCATTGATTCTATTTTTTCTCCTTCCTTTTTTTCTAATGTAGTGTCGTAGGATTCATCATTTTTAACAATTGCAACGTAGTAAGCTTCTTGAATTTTTTTATCATTACCCCACTCTGCACCAAATTTTTCAGTTAATTTACTACTCATTTGATTTAAAAGACTCATTTTTGTTGAACTACTCATACCACCTTCAATGGTACCCGAATCGGATAAACTACTTCTTATATTATTTATTTCACTTTCAATTGTACTTTGACTTACTTTTAATTCGTCATCTGTACTATTTAAAATGTTATCTATAAAACTTTTGTATTCTGATAATTCGTCTCTATCTATACCAATTTGATTTTTTTGAAATTCTACTACGGTTTGTTTGTATTTCTCAAGAGATTTTAAAAGAGATGGTAAGTTTTTCGTTTTTACATATTCAATACTTTTATCTAATGAAACGACAAATGGGTCTAAAGATTTACCATAATCACTTTTTGGATCGTACCCTTTTAGATTACCAACCCAATATGAAAGAGAATTTCTTGTGGTTTGTGAGTCGTTATTTAAAAACCAAGTCATTAATTCTCTATACACACTATTATTCACAAATGGTTGGCCTTTATCCATATCCATAACATATTTGACAATATCACCAATTTTAGATTTTGTAAAAAAATCTCTCTTTTTTTTACCCCTAGTGTAGTCATATGGTTGGTCGTCATCTTCTCTTAATATTCCTTTTTTTCTATAAATTTCTAAAATATTTTCTTTTTCTTCTTGTATTAAATTAAACCTATTATTCTTATTTGATTGTAAATACGATTTACCGTATTTTGCAAAATCGGTTTCATAAAGAAGTTTTTTAATTTTTTCGATTTCTTCTGATAATATATTTTTCATTAAGTTTGTTTTATTAAATAAATATAGTATCTTTGTAAAAAAATGTACATGAACTTAAACAAATTCAAAGAGTTACTATCAGTCCCTTCTAAGACATATCAAGAAGAAGATATGGTAGAATATCTTTGTAATGAACTTGACACAATTCCAGGCGTCTCCTACTACCGAGATGATATGATGAATATATATGCAACAAAAGGTGAATTAAACGAAGGTGAATATTACCCAATGTTTATTGCCCACACGGACACCGTTCATCATAAGGTAGATAAAATCGTAGTTAAAGAAGAAAACCTCATCAGACCAAATACTTTTGGTAAATCATTTAGTAATGATGAGGTTCCATGTTTAAAGGCATACACCGAAGATGGTAACCCAACAGGTATTGGTGGTGATGACAAATGTGGTATTTTTATTTGTTTAGAGTTATTAAAGACTTTAGATAAAGTAAAAATTGGTCTTTTTGTTTCAGAAGAAACCGGTTGTCATGGATCATCAAAATGTGATGAAAACTTCTTACAAGATGTTGGGTATATTACACAATACGATGCTCCAGGAAATCATTTAATCTCCGAGATTTGCTCGGGAGTTCGTTTATTTGATCGTGACAGTGAATTTTTTATTAAAACCTTAGATGTTATTGAAAATGCGTTTGGAAATGAAATGCTTGTTCAATCACACCCTTATACAGACATATCTCAATTAAAAAAGAAAATAGACGTTTGTTGTATCAATATGTCTTGTGGTTATTATAACATGCACTCAAACCAAGAGTTTGTTTCAATAGAAGATGTTGAAAATGCAATTACTGCCGGATTAAATATGGTTAAAGAATTGGGTTTGAAAAAATACAAATATGAGTATAAACCGATAGTATACACACCACAAACAGTTATGAACTCTTTATTACAATTTCAAGATGATGAAGAAATTGAGGATTACCCTGTTCATCAATTAGAAAGTATTGATGTTATTGAAGAAAAAGATGGTATTACAATATCAGATATTTTTGATGGTAGTAATCTTTTTATAAATGATGATGATTTAGTTTACTTATATGAAATATTAAAAGAACGTTTTATTTCTAAGTATTGATGATTTTTTGTGTTCCATCATATTAAATAACTTCTCATTATAAATCATACTAATTAAACTATCAATATCAGTTTTTCCTGCTTTAGATTGCCATTTAAATGGTTCTTTAATTTTATATGTGATTAAACTAGTTTCCGGTTCAATATTATCAATACTTATTTCGTATTTTTTATCTTTTGTTTTAATCCAAGTATTAACGCCACCAAGTTGGGATACTTTATCTAAAACTTCAAAATATTTTTCATCATAATCTTCAAGGTTATTTTGAATGTCTTCTAATTTTTTTTCTAACACTCTTTCAACACCGCTATTCCAAGTGTCTTCAAATTTTTGAGTATCCCAAAATTCATATTGCATTTCATAATATTCCGGTAAATGTCTAATATTGTCTTTTCTAATTGCATCAAATAATAAATCTAAAAATTTATCTTCGTCAGTGCCAAAACGAGCATATAACATCATACAAGATCCCCAATCCATTTCATATTTCCAAAAACAATATTTTTGACTATACCTTTCAATACCAACATTTCTTAAACAATCGCAATACGTGTCTCCAATTCCTTTTGGTACTTCACTTGATACTGCTTCGACATTTGCGTCTGTAAACACCTCCGTTATTTCATCACCAATATTTATTGTATCTAAAAAATCTCTTATTTCAATATTTAAAATTTCGTCAAGAGGAGTTCCTTCTTCTAACATTTTTGATAGTTTCATATATAATCTTGGTGAAATTGTTTTTGATATATCTCTAATTAATTCTAAATGATTTTTTCTTAATCTATCAGTAACATACCCTTCTTTCCAATCTTCACTATCTCTATCATAAAATTCTTCATACCAAGACCATCTACCATTATACATCGCATCGTAACTTCTAGCCTCCCATTCACCATCAGTATTATCTTCACCATATTCATCAGGAAAAAAGAATTTTAAATACTCTTCTAACCCATCACTAAAAGTAAAAACTATACCATCGTGAGTCACTTCGATAATATCGTCAAAACTTTTACCATCAGATGTTTCAAAAGTAACTCTATATGGACTAATTCTTTTTTTTGCTAAATGCATGATGTTTTTATAATCAGACCATTCGTCTTTTTCTTCCTCATCATCGTTTTCAAAAATAAATTTTTTCTTTAACATATTTATATAAATATATTGGATAATCAAAACAAATGTATTATCTTTGTATAAGTTCTTTGAAAATATGGGGGTGTTTTTGGATTTGACAGGTATCGGCTGAGGAATAAGGGCACGTAGAGACTGAATTAATCTCTTTAAAAACTGATTCGACTTATATACGGCAACGTACTTGATAACCTTTCAGTGGTTGGTTTAATTTCAACTGAGCAAGTTACTGTAGCTTAAGTTAAGCACGGAAACGGGGGGTCGGTGGACATATAACCTAGCAACAGAAGTCTTTACAAAGGTGGAGTGCAACTGAACCCGAAATCGAGTCGCTCATTGGTTGTTAATCTACGATGGTGAAGAACAGATTAACTTTGTTTTTGATCAAATTAAAATCAAATATTTTGGAACATTAGAAAATGTTAACCTAAACGTGTAGTCCTTATCTGACAGGATATTATGGACCGGAGTTCGAGCCTCCGCACCTCCACTCTGGAAATTTTGTACTTTCTTGCTATATTTATATATAAAGTGTAAATATGGCAAGAAAACAAAAAAAATACCATTACATTTATAAAACCACATGTATTGTAAATGGAAAATTTTATTATGGTATGCATTCCACAAATAATTTGAATGACGATTATTTAGGTAGTGGTAAAAGATTATGGAATTCAATTAATTATCACGGTAAAGAAAACCATATAAAAGAAATATTAGAATATTGTGAAGATAGACAAAAACTAATATTAAGAGAAAAAGAATACATCAACGAAAACTTACTAAAAGATAAACTTTGTATGAACTTACAACCGGGAGGGGGTGGTGGTTTCATAGATGAACATCATATGATGAAAACAAGTAAGGCGGGAAACGATAAATTTTTAGAAAAGTTAGAAGATCCTGAATATAAAAAATTATTTTCTCAGAAAATGTCTATTGCACATAAAAAATCATTTTTAAATGGTAATAGAAAAAAAATATATTTTTACAATTGGTCCGGAAAAACACATAGTGAAGAAACTAAAAAAAAATTAAGTGATTT